GGCTTCGAAAAGAAAAATACAAGAAATGAGGAGTTAAGCGAATGAAAATCACACCTGCAAAAGACCTGACTGTTGGAAACAACACCTACCTGATCTATGGCGCACCCGGTTCCGGAAAGACAACTGCGCTTGCAGACCTTCCCGGAAAGACACTGGTTCTGGATATTGATCGAACCAGCCGTGTTCTCAAAGGTAAACCAAATGTAGATGTAGCCCTGATCGATAACATCCATACCTGGGATGACTGGAATGCAGCGCTAGCTGAGTTGGCCAAGGGACACCCGTATCAGAACATCTGCGTCGACAATATCTCCGAGCTAGAGCGCTGCATCCTGTCGGATCTGGGCAGCCAAGGCAAGAACAAGGGCGTTCCTGCGCAAGCCGATTATCAGTACATGCAGTTCAAGCTGGTTAACAGCCTTCGCGCCATGAAAAGCCTCAACTGCAATATTGTCCTTACCGCCTGGGAGACGACGGATATCTTTACTGATCCTTCGGGAGCACAGTACTCAAGGTTCTTCCCCCAGATTAATTCAAAGATAGTCAATAACATTTGTGGTCTTTGCGACGTTGTTGCCAAGCTGCTCGTGAAAGACGATAAGCGCGTGTTTATCCTGGAATCCCAGCAGAATGTATTTGCAAAGAATCAGATAGACACACGCAGGGCCTGCCTTTCCAATGAGCTTATCACAGCGGAGGTGAAGAAGAATGGTTAATTGGAATTATGACAACAAAGCATATGATGATGGCCAGTTCGAGACTGTTCCTATCGGCGAACATCGCGTACGCATTGATGAGGTCTTGGAGAAGATCTCCAAATCCAGCGGTAACCCGATGCTGGAGATCAAACTATCGGTTAGCGGCTGCTCAGGAAAGCTCTGGTATTATCTTGTTTTCAACCAGACTGAACCGGACAAGACGAATCGTGCGCTGGGATCCATATTTGACAGTTTTGGTATCCGACAGGGAGATATGAACCTTTCCAACTGGGCAGGCAAGGTTGGCGGCGCGAAGGTCAAGCATGAAACCTTCGACGGTGAGAACAAGCCGAAGATCGCGTATTTCCTCAGCTCTGAGAAGGTGCGAAAACTGCCGCCCTGGCAAGGCTCTGAGCCGGATATTGACCTGCCATTTGATGTGTGAATAGTGTTGCAGAGAGAATCAAGTCCAGTATTTCCATGAAGATGTTGGCGGAGCGGTACGGCTTGAATCCTGACCGCTCCGGCTTCATCTCCTGTCCTTTCCATCAGGATAATACACCTTCTTTGAAACTATACGATCCGCCTGGTGACGGTTTCTATTGCTTCGGCTGCGGTGCCGGCGGTACGGTGATCGATTTTGTCATGAAGCTATTCCACATTTCGTTCAGCCAAGCACTAGTCCGGCTAAATACCGATTTCCGTCTAGGTCTTGCTGGTCAGAAAGCAGACTACCGAACACGACTGATCTGGCAGAGGGAGCAGACACTTAAACGCCTGGAGAGAACGAGAGAAATAAAACGGAGGCAGGAGCTTGCCGAAGAGCATTGTCGGCTTTGGCAGACCGTCAAGATTTATAAGCCTTGGTCTGACGAATGGTGTGATGCCTATCATCGGCTATCCATTATCAACTGTTTATTGGAGGATTTATGATTTCATACAGCTATACGAAAGAAGATTTTCTTGACTCACATAAACCCTATGAGGAACTTTTCAAGTTTAGAAGCGACCGGTTTGAGCATGAGCGCAGGATCGTTGCTATGACTGAAAATGCCAAGGCTATAGGCGTTCGCAACCTGAAAACATTGTATTCCGCATACATCAGCGATGTTATGAGCATGCAGCGTGACAGCCGTTCCGGAAACACAACCGAGTTCTCCGGGCAACCGTTTCCACTGGAATCAGGCGACTGGCGAGCAGACGACCTGGGCATAACCAAACACTCAGGAGGCCAGGAGATACAAGCTTGTTGCCATCCGATCATGCCGGTGGAGCGATTGGTTAATGTGGACACGGGTGTTGAGAAGCTGAAACTTGCCTTCAGCAAGGGATTTATCTGGAGAACCATCATTGCCGACAAGAAGACTTTGGCCAGCAATATCTCCATACTTGGGCTGGCCAATCAGGGAATAGCGGTTAACAGTGAGAACGCCAAGTATCTGGTTTCATACCTGCATGACGCTGAAAGTCTGAATTATGACAGGATCCCGGAAAAGCACTCTGTTGACCGACTAGGCTGGATTGATGGATTTGGATTCAGTCCATATGCAGAAAATCTCATATTCGATGGAGAAGCCAACTACCGATCTATTTTCGACAGTGTTAGTACCTTCGGCTTGTACGATGACTGGCTCAAGATTGCTCTGGGTACCCGGCGTGAAAGCGTGATTGCACGAATCATGCTTGCCGCTAGCTTTTCCTCCGTTTTGGTTAAGCCTTGTGGCTGTCTTCCCTTCTTTGTTCATCTTTGGGGAAGCGAATCTGGAACGGGAAAAACTGTAGCGCTGATGGTAGCAGCCAGTGTCTGGGCGAATCCGGATATTGGTAAATTCATCCAGTCTTTCAATTCAACGATTGTTGGCCGCGAAAAGCTGGCTTCATTTTGCAATAGCCTTCCCCTGGTTGTTGATGAATTGCAGCTTTCACGAGACAGGATGAGCAGACAGAGCTTTGACGTATACAGCCTTGCTGAGGGCACAGGCCGCACTAGAGGAAACAAGAGCGGTGGAATGGATAGAACTGCTTGCTGGTCCAACTGTATTCTCACGTCCGGAGAGTCGCCCATCACCAGGTCAGGAGCTGGCTCTGGTGCGCTCAACCGGGTGATCGACATAGAATGCCGCAGTGGCGACTCTGCCATCAAGGATGGGCATAGAATAGCCAACGAAGTACGCCGATCATATGGTCATGCGGGAAAGGATTTCATCAAGCACCTTGACAAGACAGGTATTGAGCAGGCTGCACGGCTATATCACCGGCTTTTTCGAGAGCTTTCGGCTACGGACAAGACAGAAAAACAGGCCATGGCCGCAGCACTCATCTTGACGGCTGATCAACTGGCTACTGACTGGATCTTTTCAGATGATATGCACTTGACGATCGAGGAGATCAAGCCTTTCTTGCTATCCAAGGGACAGGTGTCCGCCAATGAACGTGCCTACGATTTCATCTGCGACTGGGTACGTCAGAATAAAAATAGATTCATATCAGAAAATAATGGTGATTTTTATGGCGAGATCAGCGGAAGCATTGCTTATATCATCCCTTCCATTTTCAACAGGACGCTGGAGGATGAAGGATATTCGTCAAACGGCTTTCTAGGCTGGCTACGGTCAAAGAAGCTGATATTGACAGAGCCTGGACGATTTGCCATCAAGCACAATATTGCAGGTGATCGCATCAGATGTGTAGCTTTGAAGCTTCCTGATTCACTGACAGAATTTGAGTAACAGCAACCACTAGCCCCACGATCAGTCTCGCGTCCCTATCAAAAAAAGCTGAAGACAGGCTTATATCAACGGTCTTACCAGATTGCCCCTAATATGCCATATTTTTCATTGACAGTGTGTATATGTATATGAATGTAAGAATGCGTAATAACGAATATGCCTTGCGTAATAGTATATATATATTATATGGTACAAATATATATATATATAAGTAAGACCGTTGATATGACTGCATTTCCAGCTTTTTCAGGATGGGACAACTAAAGGGCTGATTGTGGGCTTAGTGGACCATGAAGTGAGGTAATCACATGGAACTAAGACCCTATCAGCAAGCGTGCCTTGCATGTATTCCTGAACGAGGATCGCATTTGATTCAGATGTCCACAGGGCTTGGCAAGACAGTCACTTTTGCTAATCTGCCAAGGCGTGGACGTATGCTTATTCTCTCGCATCGAGAGGAACTGGTTCATCAGCCATTACGATATTTCACTTGCAGAACGGGTATTGAGATGGCTGGCCAGACTTCATCGCTATCGGATGAGGTTGTCAGCGCATCTGTTCAGTCTCTGGCAAGGCGTCTTGACCGGTTTCGTTCAGATGACTTTGACATCATTGTAACGGATGAGGCGCAGCACGCTATAGCACCGACGTATCGAAAGATCTATGAACATTTCCAGCCAAGGCTTCATCTTGGATTTACAGCGACACCCAACAGGTCCGACTCTGTTCGCTTGGATGATATCTTTCAGGAGATCATCTTTCAAAGAGACCTTCGCTGGGGAATCGAAAATGGCTGGCTTGCCAATATCTACTGCAGGCGTGTGAACATCGGCTACAATCTGTCGCACGTTCACAGCAGGTACGGCGATTATGCTCCGGGTGAGCTGGATGAAGCGATGTCGGGCACATCCGGAGCGGTGGCGGAAGCATATCGAACGATGGCTAAAGGAGCGACGTTGATCTTTTCCGTTTCGGTAAAGCATGCTCAGGATATTGCCGGCAGGATTGATGGAGCGGTTGCTGTTACGGCTGAGACAAAGGATAGAGCTAGTATCATCAGGGCGTTCACGAACAAGGAGATACCGTGCCTGGTTAACTGCATGGTCTTTACAGAAGGGACAGATCTGCCGCTGGTGGAGACGATCATCCTGGCAAGGCCAACACAATCGGATAGCCTCTATGCACAGATGGTGGGAAGAGGACTTCGGCTGTACCCGGGGAAAGAGCATCTGAACCTGATCGATTGCGTGGGTATTACCGGGAAAGGCAGCCTTTGCACAGCACCATCGCTTCTAGGAATTGACCTGGATAATGTGCCTAAAAACAAGCAGGACAAGCTGGAAGGCATGCTGCTTGACTTGCCGGCAAGAGTAAACGCTGAAGGAGATTGTCCGGAAAGTTGGATCAGGAACATCGAGATTGTTGATCTGTGGGCGAAAGATCAGAAATACAGCACCCATGACGTCAATTGGTTTCGCATGCCGGATGGATCCTTTGTCTGTTCTTTGCTGAATAATCAGCGCCTGGTGATCCCTGCACAGGATGAACTGGGTATGACACAGCTGGGTGATATCCGAGTGCCTATGCAAAAGGCTCTTGATCGGGCATATATGTTTCTTCGCTCATACTATTCTGAGCAGGCATATATCTGGGATCTTGGCATCATCAAGCGCTGGGGGTTGTTCCCGGCGACGGAGAAGCAGCTGAACCTGATCAGGAGGAAATGTAAGGAATTCAACCATTGCGGACTTAACAAACTAGAGGCAAGCCAGATTTTGAATCGAGTACTAGGAGGTGGCAGCAATGGCAACCGAAGCGCAGCACCAATCAGCAGTTTTTAAATGGAGCCTGGCTGTAAGGGTAAAATACCCGGAGCTTAAGCTCCTGCACGCCATACCGAACGGCGGAAGACGAGACAAAATAGAGGCAGCTCATCTTAAACAGCAGGGTGTGAAACCGGGAGTTCCCGATATTCACCTGCCTGTGGCAAGGCGTGGCTTTCACAGCTTGTATATCGAGCTGAAAAGAGAGCATGGCAGGGCATCTGCCGAACAGGACTGGTGGATTGAAGAATTAACAAAACAAGGAAATCTTGCGAAGGTCTGTCAAGGCTGGAAGGACGCGGTTCGACTGCTTGAATGGTACTTGGGTGGTGATGAGCATGGCCAGATGTAGTCGGTGCGGTAAGGCCATTCGCTGGTTGAAAACAACTGAGGGAAAGAGCCTACCTGTTGAACTGGGCGAGTATCCGGTTGCAGATGATTATTCGAAATCAGGAATTCTGGCTGTCTGGCCTGATGGTTCAACCGGATATGGCAGGATCGTTTCAGAAAATGACACGAGCGGTTATGCGTACTGCAGGATAAGTCACTTCAAGTTTTGCGGGAGGGTTGATAATGGGCATGATACGAGCGTCTAGTGAATGGGAGGACAAGGAAACGGCAGTCAAGGAAAGACTGAGGTCATATCGGTCATTGGTTTGGGAGCAACAGAAGTGTACCGAGTTGTTTGAACGACTGTATCCCAAGGTGACTACGCAGATGTCAACTGACCGGGTTATGCAGGATAATGGGAATGGTGTGGAAGAAAAGATGATCAGGAAACTTGACCTGGAAAAACAAATGTCGGAAAGCCTCAGGCATATGAGAACAGAGATGTCTTTGATCATCGCATTAATCAACCAACTTACAGGAAAGGAATATATCGTCATATTTAATCGGTATGTAATGTGCGAAGCAATTACAGAAACATGTAAGAACCTTGATATATCAGAATCAACGTATTGGAGAATAAATAGACATGCTATTCTGAAGCTATCAAAATAATTGACAGTAAATGAAAGTATTTTGACAGTGAGATGGCACTATACAGGCACTTAAAAACATGCTAATATGCGATTATGGAAAACCACATAAAGAAATCGCCGGAGAGCACAAGCCTCCGGTTTTTTTATGGGTTGGACTGGCCGGGTTGATCCCGGCTTTTTTATTGGGAGAAATGATATGAACTGCCAGAACTGTATCTTGGGAAAGACAGTATCCGATTATAAATCACAGTACGAGCACAAGAAGACAATTGTCTGCAGTCATTTGAGCTGCCAAAAACATAAGCAATATGAAGAGGTTACTATGAAAAAGCCGTTAGTATATATTTGTTCCCCTTTTCGCGGGATGGTCAAGCAGAACCTGGTCAGGGTTAGCCGATATTGTCGGTTTGCTTCGATGTGTGATGCGATACCGATTGCACCGCACCTGTACTTGACACGATTTTTGGATGATGACGATGACTCTGAACGCCAGCTAGGACTGGATATGGGCTTGGAGCTGCTGGAATACTGTTCGGCCATGTGGGTGTTTGGTGATCGAATATCATCTGGAATGAACACTGAGCTGGATTTGGCGAGAAAGTTGAAGATTCCGGTGCATTTCTTTGATAGCTGCTGTCAGGCGTCATCTGAGGAGAAGATGGAACCTTATGTAGCACATAGGTCATAAACATGGTACCCATGAAACCAAAGAGACTGAGAGGTCTTTTTGTTTGTCAGCGTGTGAGCAATTCCGCATTGTTCATCATATTTACTGCTTGACATTACGTCCGATTGGTCATAATATGTTTATGACCAAATGGTCGTAAGGAG